AGCAAATGGAAGCTCAGCAAGAAATGATGATGCAAGCCCAGCAAGCCCAGCCGCAGGCGCCTACTGGCGATCCACTGGCCGAGCAGAAGCTGGCTTTAGAAGCGCAGAAGATGCAGATGGACGGCCAGTTAAAAGGCGCACAGATCCAAGCACAGGCCCAAAAGCTTCAAGTCGATCAACAGAAGATGGCGTCTGACAGAGAGCTGGAGTTAGCCAAGATGGCCGCAGAGAAAGGCATTAAGGTGAGCGAGATGCGCACTAAGCTTGGCATTGAGAAGATGAAAGTGCAGAGCAAGGATACGTTGTTTGAGAAAGAGCAAGCGTTAAAGATGCGAATGGGAAGTGGCATTTAGATGAAGGTTGACGTGCATTCGTCTACTTGGGCAAACATAGCCGAGTGGGCTAGTAGTGAAATTGACGCTAAGCATGAACTGCTTGAGATGGCTCGACTGAGCCATGAAGACACGCAGTTTATCCGAGGCGAGATAGGTAGTTTAAAAGCGTTACTGGCCATGCCAACGGATTCGCCGTTGCACATCGCTAGTGGCAGTTACGAGTAAACACAGGGCCGCTAATAATTGCCGCCGAGGGTGTCACTGATGGATAGTACCGAAATAGTAGATGATTTTGATTCAGCATTTGATGAGTTTTCAACTGAAGAAGAAACAACCAGCGCAGAGTTAGCGCCAGAAAACATAGAGGGTGTTGCAGAAACCGAAGAGGTTGAAGCAGCAGCAGAGCCTGAAGCAGCGCCAGAGCCTGAACAAGACATCTGGGCTGAGGCCGACGAAGGACTTAAGAGTGAGTACGATAAGCTCCGAGATAACAATGACAAGCTGTCCCACCAAGCGAAGAGTAACGCCGGACGGATTGGCGCTCTACAGCGCAAGTTAAACGAATTTCAATCTACTTCACCTGCCGGTGGTAATCAACCATCCGCAAACGAAGTAGCTGAAGCCATGAAGACCCCCGAAGCTTGGGCGTCTTTTAACGAAGAGTATCCTGACATTCACGACGCGATTGAGTCCCGTCTTGAGGTGGAAAGGAGCCAAAACCAAGAAACAATGAATCGAGCGCTTCAACCTCTGCGAGCAGCGGAAGAAGAGCGCCACGTTAGCAACCAGTACGCCGCCTTAGAGGCCGCTCATACTGATTGGAAAGACGTGGTGAAAAGCGAATCTTTTGTTGATTGGCTGCAAGAACAACCTAACGCGATACAGCAGTTATCGAATAGTAATGACGCTTTTGAAGCCTCTAAGCTAATCGACTACTACAAGCTGAGTCAGCCGCAGGGAGAGATTGCAACAACTTCAACCGTCACAAGTATTCAGCAAAAGCGAGCTAAGCAATTAGAAGACGCTGCTGGGGTTCGATCTAAGCCAGGGCCAGGGGCCACTGGAGTAATCCCACCAGATGATTTCGACACTGCGTTTGAAATGTTTGCTGCTGATAATCGCTAGTTAAATTATTAGGAGGCCATCATGGCTAACACAGAATATGGTGATATTTCACCACGTACCGCAGCATTTGCTGCTAAAGAAATGCTCAAGCGCGGCATTCCATACTTAGTATTAGAGAAGTTCGGTCAGGCACGTCCTTTGGCCAGCAAGTCTTCAAAAGTACAAAAGTTCCGTCGCTACAACAGCTTGGCGCTAGCCACTACCGCATTGACTGAGGGCGTAACGCCAACAGCAAAGCAGTTAGCTGCAACCGACGTTACTGCCACCCTACAACAGTATGGTGACTTAGTAACAATCAGTGACGTTATCATCGACACTCACGAAGATCCCGTCTTGCGTGAAGCTGCTGAAGTGTTAGGTGAGCAAGCTGCACAATCTGTTGAGACTGTTCGTTTTAACGTATTGAAAGCGGGTACTAACGTACAGTACGCAAACGGTTCTGCGCGTAACGCTGTAAACACTGAGATGACTTTGGCCGACCAGCGTAAAGCGACTCGTACTTTGAAACGTCAGAATGCACGTCAAATTACTTCAGTAGTACGAAGCACACCTTCTTACGGCACTGAAGCTGTTGCACCTTCGTTTATCGGTTTGATTCACCCTGATATGGACGCAGTAATTCGCGGCTTTGCTGGGTTTGTTCCGACTGAGAAGTATGGTCAATTAACTCCACATGAAGGCGAGATTGGTAAGGTAGAGGACGTTCGTTATATGTGTTCTACGATCTTCTCATCAATCGCCAACGGTGGCGCAACTAAGGGTGCAATGATCTCAACCGCTGGTTCGGTTGCTGACGTATACACCACGTTGATTGTAGGCCGTGACGCTTACGGTATCGTCCCACTTAAGGGTGGCGCTAGCCTAAGCCCAGCCGTGGTTAACCCCAAGCCTTCCGATAGCGATCCATTGGCCCAACGTGGTCATGTTAGCTGGAAGTCGATGCAAACAGCAGTAATTCTAAACGACGCCTTTATGGTTCGTATTGAGTCCGCTGTAACTGACTAACCTCTAGGTTAGTTTTCCCCAAAGGGCGCCCTAATCGGCGCCCTTTTTTTATGGAGTAAATAAATGACTGAAGTAGATACCGTTGAGGTTACTAACGAAAAGCCAGCCGCTAAAAAGCGGAGCGCTACTAAACCCAGCCGTGTAAAAGTGATCTTCCACAATCAGGATGGCGATCTAGGTAAAGGTGATATTTTTGTATCTGTAAATGGCTATGCCTACCAGATCAAACGTAACGAGCCTGTAGCTTTGCCCCCCGAAGTTATTGAAGTGATCGACAACGCGGTCATCACAAATACTGAGCGAGTAGACGGAGTTGATACAACCCGTGACTTGCAACGTTTCCCCTACTCATTGGCGGGTTAAACTTTGAACTATCTGGCACTTTGCGACAAGCTGTTAAAAGAAACAGGACTTAGCGATCAGGGCGTGGCTTCTGTTGTTGGCCAAACTGGTCTTAACAAGAAGTCTGTTGATTGGATTAACCGAGCTTGGACTGAAATACAGAATCTCTATGATTGGGATTTCTCTTGGAAGACAGGATCTTTTAACACAGTAAATGGCCAACAAAACTATGATCCAGTAGATAACTTGGCGCTATCGCCAGCTTTAGGTAAGTGGATCACAAGTTCTGTACGCATCACGGA